TGCATAAGGAATCTAATATCCTCATTCAACTCTTCTACGACATCATCATTTCTAAGAGTATAGTCAGACAATGATTTGACTTCATCAGTTTCAGACGCATGACCATCTGAGACTACTCCAGGACGTTCAATCCAAATAATGTCACCGAAGCAGTCATGTACAAACATTGCTTCATTCTTAAAGCGACAATCAGTAATGACATAACGAGATTGAGAATTCTTATCAATAATATCAGGGAATCGCCTAATTAACTGAATGATCCATACATCATCACCTAAAAGCATTCTACCAACGTCAGTACCCAATACTTTAAGTACTCTACGTACTTCAGGAACTTCTCGTTTAGCCCAGTCCCAGCCTGCATCTTCAACAAGTTCTGATAACGGCAATAAAGTATAACCATGAGAATGAACAGGAATCCAAGGATCTAAAATTACTGCTGCTTCTTTTAGAGCATCAGCAAATGCAATCCTCATGAAACCATATTCTTTAATAAGAAGTTGAGCAGCAGTATCTTTGCCTGCACCTTTAAATCCTGCCATAGCTATCAGCATCAAAACACCTTAGGCAGAGAATTAATAAGGTCAGTCAATTCTGTCATAGCAATACGAGAAGATTTATCTCCAGTAACACCCTGGCCTTCCATCTCAACAATAACAAATAATTCAGCTTGTTTTACAAGCAGTTTATATTTCTGAATTACTGTAAGATCAGCAAGATTATGTTTTACTGCTAGAGCCTGAAGATCTGATTCATCTAATTCAATATCAAACTTATGCCATTTATTAGGTCTTACTTCTGCGCTGCCTCCGCGTAAAATCTTCACGACCAGTCTTCCTCTACAATCATTTCTTCATCAAAGAATTTAATAAATAAAGTTCCAGCGAAGTCAATAATTTCACACATCCCTGTATTGATATCTATATGCCAATCAGGAAAGTCAACAACACAACCACAAGAAAGATAAATAGTCTCAGCTTCTTGTACTGCTGCCGAATCTGTCATAATAAACTTAATAGACTGTGTGAAATTATTGACTTCTTTAGAACATACTTGGCATGTTACAGAAAAGTCTTCAGTAGTCACATGTTCAGTGTAGCAAGATCAGTATTAGATGACAAGGTCGTCAGCAATACTCTGCAATTTAGCAAGTGATTCTGAATCATCAAACTCATATGCCATCTTAGCTCCACCTAGCGCTAAAGAGACTATATCACGATGCTTCTCAACATCAAGACGAGTGTCTGCCTGAGGCATCACTAGGTCTCCCTCAGGTGTAGACAGCAGAACGTTCCTGGAGCCACCTGAGAGCTTGTCTAGCAATTTATTAAATCGTTCCCACTGTAGTTCTGTGGGCATGTGATTAATAGTGACAACAATTCTCTCAGACTGTTGTCCTGGACCATAGTTCAAGATGTTAGTTGCCTGAAACTTTACATCACTTTGATCTTCTTCTAGCTCAGTTTGAAGTGTAGGTAAGTATGTATTCCTATGAGGGTCGTCCTGAACTACATCTTCCTTGTTCAGTTTTGAGTCTGTTTCAAGATTACTGAACAGATCTAGAGATTGAACAGATTCGTCAGTTTGAAGTGTAGGTAAGTATGTATCCCTAGTAGAGCGCTCAATGATAGGACCACCTTCAATCTGAATTGAACCATCTTCTAGTAATTCAATTTCCTTAACACTTCCCCAACGCTTACCCAAATGCCAGTCAGCTTTCATTGCAGGCCAGCCAGGAACATCAAAAATAACAGCTTCCTGAAGAACAGCAATGACATCTGCTGGATTGAGACTACGATGAACATAGTATTCAAGAGCATCGTGAACGTTCATGAACAGTTTGACTTTATTCTGCCAACCCATTTTATGAATAGCCTTACGTGCTCGTACCATACCAATACGAACATAGTCACCTGTTGCGCCACCTTGAACAGGATAGTTATAGCAAGCTCGTTCCCCGCCTTCACGAATCCAACGACGAGAATCCTCTAGTTCCCAGATAGGAATGAGTCGACCGAACTTAGTCATGACATAACCATGCTGATAACCGAATTCAACCTGCTTCTCGGTATACCTTTTAATTTTAGGGAATGCAGCAAAATACTGATCGAACAATTCTTCAGCTTCTTCTTTTGAACAGTTCAACCTCTTAGCGAGCGCCATAGAAGTCATACCGAACAAAAGGCCGAAACCGATAGTCTTAGCCTTTGAACGCTGGAACTTAGGAACAGGAGAATCAGCAGGAATCTTGAACATCATTCGTGCTACAAACTCGTGAACATCCTTTCCAGTTTCAAAAGCTTCAATAAGAGCTGTTTCATTAGCCAATCCTGCTACTGCTCGATATTCAGCCTGAGACAGGTCGAAACCAAGGATGTAATAATCTTCTGGTGCGATTACTGCATCTCTGAAGTTCAGTTTAAAGGTTTCTCCGTTATTGAGTTTCTCATAATAACTGAGCGGAGTCTTGCCATCATCATCTTTTAGATTTACTGATGGCTGATTCTGCTGATTAGGATTAGCTGAACTGAAACGAGCTGTACGTACATAACTCTGATTAAGGCTAGGATGAATCATTCCATCAGGAGAGTCACCATAATCTTTAGGATACTTATCCAAGAATGATGTAGTCAGTCGCTTCATATTCTTGTAGACAGAGATCTTTTTAGCAATAGGATACTTTTCTGCCAGAATGGCTAGAGCATCTTTACCAGTAGACATCTTTTTGTCTTCTTTGGCTGCACCTTTAGTGCTTGTCGTATAGACATTGACGCTGTAACCAAGTCGATCGAACAGAATCTCAGATAGCTGTTTAGGGCTGCCCAGATTTACGTTGAGCTTAGTTTCTGGCATACCCAGTAGGTCAGCTAGTTCGGCTTGAATTTCGTCATTTAATTGAACTGTGAAGTGCTTCGCTCTCTCAGATGCATCAGCCATGAAAAACCAGTCATAGCGAATGCCGCAGTCTTCCATATCACAGATGACATAAATAATCTGCATATCAGTTTTGTACATCAACTGATCTTTTACTTCTGGATATCGCTTAAGGTGATGAGCAAGACACCATAGTGCATCTTCACAAGCATAAGTGACTACTCGTGCACTGAGATCAAGAATATTAAAGCGGAATGCTTTCTTTTTCTTCTCAGTAAGGTGATCGAATAGTTCTTCGAACTTAATCATCTGGTGATTGAATGTTGCTTTTGTCGCACCCTTAAGATCGAATTCCTGTAGTTCTCGGGTAATGTACATCTCTACCTGAGTATCAGACAGAGCAGGAAAATATCCACGAGACTCTCGCACCTCAGCACCGAACAAAGGATGATCGGATAGCATTTCCCTGAAGAACCTAGCCATACGACGTAATTCGAATCCTAGGTTGTGTGCAACCATGAGACCTGTCTTAAAGGAATTCCACAAGATCTCAGCAATACTCAAATGATCTGTGATGTTCTCAGCAAAATCATGAGCCATAGGAACATAACGAGCCCAGTTAAGTGAATTAGTAAAGCTGAAACCTACTAGCAGATTAGTCTCATGCTTAAGCGCACCACGATCATTATCCGGGCCATGATAACCTGTTTCAATATCGAAACCGAATGGTTTGTGTTCTTCAACAATTTTATCCCAAAATGTTTTTAATTCTTCAATACTTCTAACAACATCGTAGTTCTTACTGATGACATCAGTCATTTAATTCTCCTTGAGCGTTGGTTAGGGGGTACGCTATAACCCGTATCTGATAATATCCTCTGCTGATTTTAAGTCATGGCAATTACTGCACAACACCTGTAAGTTAGATACATGATGCTTACAGCTAAACCTTGACTTGTCACCGAACCTAGGAACTACATGATCGCACGTCATGATACCACCGCGCAACCGTACGATAGCTTCACACTGGTTACAATGTTGACATATTACATGACGTTGTTCACTGTGCGAACGAACACACAAACACTTACCTCGTGCTAATTTCATAACAAATTGCCGTGCCAAAAAATAACGATGGTGAAGTCTCCAGGTTTTTATACATTCTCCAGAACACCATCGTTTTTGATTACCTGTTAAAGCATTGTTACAGAAACGACAATAGCCTTCCAATCCATTCCAGACTGAAAGGCTACATGTCAACGGGTTTACGCTCATTTCTACCTAAAGAATAACTAGAAGGATGGCTGAAATCCACAAACAGAATGTGTGCAAAGCTTGATCAGCTTGATACATACCAAAAATAGGAGTTTGCATCTTTGCAAATTCTGGAGATCCAGTCTTTTCTAGAATCCATCGGACAGGCCAACGTCTGTCTAAGATAGCATGAGTTACAGCAGAAAAAAGTAATGCAGAAATAAATCCTAATACGGTAATTTGTAAACTAAGTACGACTACAGTAATAAGTAACATTGCAAACATCACTAAGTGGTATTTCCATACATGCATTAAAATAGCAGACCATCCTTGACGACCAGGCTTAGCTTTGTGAGAAGCTTCATGGTCATTCTGTCCAAGTACATGATCTGCTAAAGTATGAGCTGCATACATAGTAACCAATCCTGCTGCAAATACAACAGGATCAGCCATTAGATTGTTCCTCGCCTAGCCTCAGTTCCTAGCATCTTCCACTTATTGTGGATTTCTTTAGCTTCGGAAACTGTCAATTCGCCCTTAGCTCCAAAACTATACTTATTTGCCCAAGCAGTATATAGCTCGTCGTAGGACATTTCCCAGGCTTGCTTTTGGTTTGACACTATTTGCTTTCTCCTTCTTTATTATTACTTGTACCGGTGGTGGGATTCGAACCCACACGTCCTTTCGGACACTCGATTTTGAGTCGAGAGCGTCTCCCCTTCCAGCCACACCGGCTTGTTGTTCCTTACTAGCACCTAAGTGCCCCAACTCTGATTTCGCTTAATGGCGATCCACCTCAGGAACATTTCCATCTTAGCACTTATGTTACAGTGTGTCTAGCTTCTGAGATACTCGACACTATACGAACGAATTTCATTGGTATACACAATCTTCTTGATTCCTGCGTCAATAATAGCCTTCATACAATCAGCACAAGGACGAGAAATCATTGTTTCACTTTTATTATTGATTCTGGCAATATAGATCGTGCAGCCCTTAAGGTTGATACGAGTCTTCAACAGTTCCCGTAGAGCTGCACGCTCAGCATGATCAGATACATTCTTTTCATCAATAATAGGAGCATTACGAAGTTTATTAGGTGCCCATCCGAGAATACGGTTTCCTTGAACTACAACAGCACCATGCTTCCATCGGTAGGTGCTGTCATGAGCCACCTTAATGGCCCTCTTGATCAATGCCTCATCTCGCTTCATGCCAAGAGTCTAGCTCATCTGTAGATAGATGGCAAGTCTTCGTAACTTCCTACTAGTCTAGTTTTATAGTACTCAAGTTCCTCAGCATCATCACTGAATTCAATAATATCCCTAATAGAGTTATTGTACATAGATACTAGATAATTCTGATAGTAATCCTGTTTCCATACTAGATCTTGATACCAGCTATTATGAATATTAGCAATATGTCGTGCCTGAGCTTCTGTCATAAAAGAGCCTAGCTCAAACTGACCTTCATAAGGACTAAGGTCAGCAGTTGTCATATCTACATTAGAGATAGCCCAACCACCAATAAGGTCATCAACAACAGGATACCAGTAGCAATATATAACTTCTTGCTCGGTAACTGGCTCTTTCTTAAAATTTCTTACCATAGTGTTATCAGGCTCTCCATTACTCCTGTAGTTGCACCATCTTTAAGTGCACTATCTGCTAAAGCTAAAAGCTGACGACAATATTTTATCTTCTTATCATCATAGTCTTTAGCTACGCCTTTGAATTTCTTTACCAGAAATACTTTAATTCCTGTAGATGCTGCAATGTCTCCATCATACATACGTCTGCGTACACATCTAGAAATTGTAGATACTGTATCGAGGCGATAATCAAGATTTCCAATTACCTTAGAATAATCCTCGACAGATAAGTTCTGTAGAGCTAAATATGCTGATTTTCTATTCCTTAATATAAGACAATCAACAAATGAATCTGATTCGTTTTCTTCGCACAATAAAGCAATAGCTTTAGTATTAGGAGATCCATTCCATAAGTGTACTTTTCTCAGGACATTAAAAATACTTGCAGTATCTCCTGATGTTCTCTCTACGAGAAAGTTAGCAGCATTATATGCTAAGCCATAAGACATAATCCACTTACACAAGTCATCTTCATTAGGTAAAGAACATTTAATAAACTTACCCTTAGTTCTGATAAGTTCAATATGTTCTTGGTAACTTACTTTTTTACCTTTATCATAAATACCAGGACCATCTGATGCATAAGATACGAATACTATATAATTCTTAGGATTAGCCCTTGATTGAGCTAGCCAACCTGAAAGATCTTCCCAATCAGCTATCTTTTCTGCTGACCTGACTACTATCAATCTGTTAGCGTTAGGGTCTAAAGAGTATTGACTAGCTAATTGCCATACACGAGGATCAGCATCTACATTGATTAAATCAGTATCAGGAACTTGCAGAATATTTTTAATATCATCTACGACAAGTTCAACTAACGCAAACTGATCTCCGCATACATATGTAATTCTAGATACGTCTTTTTTATCTGCGTAGTTTTTCCACTGATTAAAATTCATGTCACCTCGGAACTATAATTTTATTGTCACCTTTAGTTACACCCTGTGTAATCATTGCTTGACGAACAGCCTTGAGAGCTTCATCCAATTCCTGAGACTTACGCATCTCTAGGTTCTGAATGTACACCATCTTGGCAGCTTTATCAAGAAATGTCTCAAGGAACGTCTCCATCATCAGCATAGCCATAGCACCAGGATCAATGCCTTGACCTGTAGCTGTCTGGAGGGCCTTGATTTTATCTGTATTGCTTTGACGCAACCTTTTAATATTAGCTTCTATCTCAGTTAGATTGACTTCTGAGGTATTAGTAAATTCTGACACAATCAGCCTTTCATAATTGATTCAAGTGAAACTTTAACAGCAATCTGAGGTCGAGCAGAAGACACACTACTCCACGTATTCAATACATTCATGGCAACATTCTTATTACCGAATGCTCCAAGACTCTTAGAATTAAACAATGCCCATCGTTGAGCAGCAGATTCTTGTAGTGCTAAAATTATAAGATTTGCTGCTTTTTCATCAACACCTTTAAAAGCCTGCAAGAACAATACGTAGTCTCCTTCTTCTACGGCACTAAGAACACTAATAGCCGTAGTATAAGAAGCAATATCTTTATATACTTCTAGAGCTGGTTGAACTCTTCCTAAATGAGAAACCTTTTCTGCATCCTTGTCTGACAATCCTTTAGACAACAAGATTGTTTTTAATTCAACTGGTTTCAATAACCCTACTGAATAATTCTCAGCCCTAGTGCGTAGAGTATCAGGAACCTTCTGAGAACTGATGAACGAAAACTTAGCATAGTCTACAGGTTCTTCAACAGTTTTCAGCAAATCTTGAATAGCTGCTTCAGAAGCATTGTCTAAATCAATAAGAGCAAACTTAAAATTATTGTTAGGTTGCATATTCATGAACCTTTTAACTCGATAAGCTTCATCTACTGTTAGTCTCTTCACTTCAGTAAAATCTACACGACTTACTTTATGCACTATAGCACAATGAGCAGCAATCATGCGCTTACCTACAGATGACGGGCCGGTAATAACAGAAACGGAGGGTAGTTGAGTCTCCAACAACTCAACTACCCTCCTGTGTCCTAGTAACATATAATATCAGAAACTTTCATCTGCGTTTGGATTAATCAATGGTTCACCCGGCTGAGTAATCTGTTGAGCATCGTTAGGAATTTCACGTCCTGCCCATACTTCAGCCTGCTCAATAGGTTGTTTACGTGGCCTACCCCTTTTAGCAGGAGCAGGCTTCTCTACTGCATCATAGTTTTCTGCTAGAATATCTAACAGACTTTTTCCTACTACTATTACTTCATTAGTTTCAGTATCTTTAAGTCTATATCCAGAATTGACTTTATACCCTAGAGGAGTAGTCTGAGGATCTTCATTTCTGAACTTCTCCACTACTTCAAACTTACGACCAGAGAATAAATTATCCAGTCTAGTTTTACGAGTGTTGTGCCATTTTTCTGTATTAGCCATAGCAATCTCCTTTAAGTAAAAGTTACTCTTAGAAGATCGGAGATTACTTAATATACTTCCCAATATAGCTCAACTTGCCTGTCTGCCGCATATCTTGTATGTGCATAAAAACTGCATGAGCCATAAGCCTATACCAGCTTTCAAGATCATCATGATTAGATGCGAGCCTGCAATAACCTACATACATCTCGACTTCCATGTCGATTAGTTGAGCCAGGTCAGTCATTATTTTCCCCAAAGTCCGTTAGCATGTGTCGAGTCTAACACTGCACCAGATAACCGTCAAGACGTTAACACTCTAGACATAACTTGTTTACAAATTTGCAACCATTTATCTGCATCGTCATGAGTCTTGACAGAATTCAATAATGATAGACATTTGTTTAGTTTATCTGCAACAACTTCATCTAGTTGAGTTACTGCCCAAGTATTGCAGATTCCTGAACAATACATTTTCAGTGCTTCCGACAGAACGATTAAATCTGGCTTATTTTCTTCGGGGGTAGTTGCCTCTACCCATCGCTCTTTTAGGCTCTTAGGTTTAAAACCAGCGTCGTCTAAGAGCCTAAAGGCTGCGCTGGTCCAAGAGCAGTCCCAGATAGCTGCTGACAGTGTAACAGGAGAATAGCGCTTACTGCATGAAAAACAGTAAGCGCTATTAGCTGAACCATAGATTCTCATGGCTTTACTGTAGCCACCATCAGAATGATAGAACCCAAAAGGGCAATGTACTTTCTTAGTAGCACCCATTCTGACAGAATCTGGAACACGCACACCTTGACTTGCCAGAACATCTGCAATATGAACTTGCTCATTTGCAATCTCAATCCAAGATTTCTGACTTACTTTCATTTATCCTACTTCTACTCCTACTGCACGACGAGTAAGAATTTCTCGATCATCAATAGCTACATCCCAGCCTTTTGTTTCCAGAGCATTGATGTATTTATTAGTATGGTGCCCACAAAAATCTAGTTGAAGATTAGCGTCTACCTCAATAAATTTTACAAAGGCTTGAGCATTACATTTATCGCACCTGTTAAGATCTTGTAGTTCCATAGTAAGCCCCTTTCAGTGGCGTATTACTTAACCAGAATATCGGTTTATTGCCACCGACGAGAAAAGTGTAGCCGGTGAGTCAATTTTCTGTCAAACACCGAACAATCCATTACTGGATAACAAGTTATTTGAGTCTAGCACAGAACCCTGATTAGTCGATCCCCAATAACCTGTAGCATAATCTACAGTAAGATCCATACCGTTAGACTTTTCACCATCACGATTCTTAACAACTTGAGCCTTTATGTCAGCAAACCGAGATTCATTCTGCTGAGGCTCTAGAATAGTAATAGCAATATCAGTAATACTAGTAGCTTCTGATGTTTCAGACAAAGCTGAAGAATTATAATAACCTACAGTCTGTGCCTCCTTCCAAGCATCACGAGATACCTGCCAAGGAGAGACAATAGGAATACCTCTACCGTCATCAAAAGTAGTAGCTAGTTGCTTACCTTCTTGAAGTGTAGCAACCAATTCTTCTCTACGAGTATTGAATCTACGATCAGGCTTAAGCAGAGGAATATAGTCGATGACAGCAAGATCTACATTGAATTCGTGCTGGAACCTATTAAGCTTTCCTTCACATACACCCATAGTAGCACCACGAGGAACCTGAACAATAATCAACTTACCATAATTAGGATTTCTGGTGTAATCATCAATCACGGCAGGTAGTGCTGCATTTTCCTCGTTAGTCATCAATCCACCTTCAGCACCAGCTTTTAGGTGACGACTGTTGATGCCATGCTCAAGGCCGAACATAGGTAGTTTAGAATGCCTACAGATAAGCTTACGACGTACTTGAGGACGCAGAGTTTCAGTAGTAAGGATAACTACATTCTTACCCTGTTCAATAGCTGCACTCCATGCTAGTTGAATCGTAGCTAGAGTAGTCTTTCCAGAAGAGGAATAGCCTACTACTAGATTCAACTCTCCAGGCTGATTACCATTAGTCTTAGCATCCAATTCTGGAATGCCGAACATAACACCTTTATCGTTTGCTGTCTCATAAAATTCTCGTAGAACATCATCACCTTCTACACGTGAATCACCTTCGGGTGACTCTTGCATAGAAAGGTCACGATCGATTTCAGCAAACTTAGTAAGAACATGCTTTCTGGCATCATGGTGACCAATAAGGTCTTCACCTTTTGGACCTTTACCACCTCTGTTAAGAATTTCCATACCAGAAGTAATAGCTTCTGCTGTAGCCTTTTCTGCGGCTAGTTCTTTAAGCTGCTCTACACTCCAGCGAAAGTCTGAATCACTGACTTGCATATTGTAGAGAACATCATAAGTTTCAAGGAACAGAGCTAGACGACTAGGATCTACTTTTTTAGCTAGGCTATCTCCTAGAATTTGCTTAGTAAGTACTTGCCCACTTACCTGATGACAACGATCAAGTAGAGTAAAAAGAACTTTAAATTGCTGATCAGGAAAATGATTATCGGTGAGCTGAGTAATAGCCTTTAATAGAAGATCAATACGATCAGGAATAATAGCTGCTAATACGATTTTACTATGCTCTAGCGATGTACGAGCCAATTCAGTCTTCTTTCTTGACAAAAGCGAATACTTCAGTATCGAGATCTAGAAATATTTCTGTAGTTTCGCCTGCCTCAATATATTGAGTACTATCGCAAGCTTCAAAAGTCATCTTGACAATACCCATACCTGCAATAATGTCACCTTCTTGAACATCTTTGGCTGGAATAGTTTTCCATTCACGATTTACATTCTGAGAACCATTAGCTACTGGTCTAGTGAACCCTGTATTAGGTTTCTTTGTTTTAAAGTTTCCCATATTAATCTCCTGTAGATCCGTGACCACCTGTGCCACGGATAGTTGATGTCAGTTCTTCTGTCTCAACAAAGGTAGCAGTTTCAAATTTCTGAAATACTATCTGAGCAATCCTGTCCCCTACGGCTATAGATACAGGTTCTGTACCGTGGTTGATAAGATTAACTTTTATCAACCCTCGATAACCAGAATCTACTGTGCCTGGAGCATTAAGAACGGTTACTTTCTTTTTAGCAGCTAGTCCTGAACGAGGATGAACAAGACCTACCCAATCATTAGGCATAGACATACTAATACCTGTATTGAATAGATAGGACTCTCCTGGTTTCAGCATGTAGTCTTCTACACTGCAAAGATCAGCTCCGGCATCTCCTGGATGAGCGTATGAGGGAACTATAGCATCAGGATGATTTTTTGTAAACGTAACTGTTTTTGGCATATCAAACACTTTCTGTTGCAGCTAAAGTAAGTACTTCTTTAATATAAGTTATTCCAGCAATATGGAGTTGAGATACTTTTGCTTCTGATAAGTTTAACTCTTCAGCTATTCTACGAAAATCTAATTTAGTAAAGTAATGAAGAGTTAAAACTACTTGCATATCTTGAGATAATGTTTTAAAAGCTTCAACAAAAGATCTTAATATCTCATTAGAAAATGCTTTACCTTCAGTATCGATATCTTCTTTTATCTGTATTTCTTTAGTGTTGTTCTCGTAATCTTGCAAACCTATTTTAGCGTCAAGACTAACTGGTTTAGATGCTAACTTAGCATTGACTTTATTTATTTCAGTAACTGACATACCAGTAAGTGAAGCTAAATCTTCAACAGATAAGCCTTCGTCTTGCCCTGCGTCTTTAAGTTTCTTTGATTTACTGCGGAGTGTTCTGGTAACCCAATCTTCTTTACGTAAGAAATCTCTGATTGTTCCCCTGATACGCAGTGCAGCAAATACTTTAAAATACTGCACTGCGGCAGGATCGTATTCATTCTTTTCACAGTAAGCTAACCACCTGCTAGCAGCATCTACTAAACCTAGGTTAGCTAAGGAAATCATGTCATCTTTTCTTAGTGCATGAGTTGCTGTACGCCATTCTCGGGTACCTATATCCTCTGCAAGTTTAAGATGACTTAAGATCAAAGAATCTTTATCATAATTCATCTTCCTGATTCTCCAATCATAAGTAGTAGCTCAAGAGGACTAAGAGCATCGAACAATTCACTTTTACTATCCCAGATGTGATCGATAAGAGCCTGTTCACGCTTCAAAGCAGGAAGGTATCTTTCCTCTTGTGTTCCTGTAGTAAGCAAATTATGGACATAGACAGAACTGTATTTAGAACCGTCTCGCCTGATTCTACCAGCAAGCTGCTCCATACGAGAAGGATTCATAATCATATCTACATTAATCAAGTGCCTAGCTACTTGTAGATTAAGTGATTGCTCAATAGAAGTAGTACCAATAAGAACTCTGCAAGAATCATCATTCCAGAATTTTTGCTGAGCTGCAAACCTATCTGCGTTATTTCTGTTTTCTCCCCAGATAGTAGTGTAACCAACTCCTGAACGATCGAGCCTGTTCTGAAGTGCTCTAACACCATTCTTGAAGTTAATGAATACTACAACCTTTTCATCAGAGAGGTCACCATCAGATAGTTTTTCTTCTACCCAATCTAGCTTTACTGAAGTTTGAGGTCTGTCAGGTTCACCCAGCATTGCTAGGCCACCACAAATTTGAGCACCGTAAAGAAATTTAGCAATAGCAGTTGCTCGCTTAACTTCTTCACCTTGTTCTTTTATAATCCTCAATACACCCTGCTGAAGTTCTTTATATTTTTCTACTTGACCTCTATAAGGCTCTAGAAAAACATTAGCAGGAATAACAGCAGGAAGATCTACATCATCGATATCATTTGCTGTTCGACGTAGCGTCAGATGGGCAATCTTTTCTTTGAACTCAGGAATTCTTTTATAGCCTACTACTTTATTCTTAGTAGTTATATTACCTGCACTATTGGATTCACTAACCATTTCTTTAGTAATATATCTGCGTTCAAAAGAAATGGGTGAGCCGAGGATATTTCTGATGTTCAAAGGCTGTAGAACATTATACAAATCCTGAAGACGTTTTTGAAGTGGCGTTCCTGTCAGAATGTATACGTGAGGACTGTTCCGTGTGATTCTATTAATAGCATATGCTGTAGCAGTATCTCCATTACGGAGAGGATCTACGTCATCGATAAATACAGCTTCAAAATCAAAAGACATATCAAGTTGCTCAAGGTCATTGATAAGCATTTGATAGCCCATAATGACAATTTCCCAGTCATCAGAAAGATACTTCTCAGTTCTTTTCTTTTTAGGTCCTTCAGCAACAATAATATTAGTATCTTTAAGAAGTCTGTTCAGTTGCATATTCCATTGAGGTACAGCAGCGGGGCGACAAACTACCAGAATCTTACCACCTTGGCTGAGATCTCCTGCTTCTTTCATGACAGCAGTAGTGCCTGCTGCTTGAATTGTTTTTCCGGTACCTACAGAATCAGCTAGAAGTCCTTGTTTGGCAGTATAAAGCCAAGCTACTCCTACACGCTGATGTTTACGAAAAACAACCCCACACTGCTGGCAGGTGGGGTCTAATTGCTCATGATTATCGCATGGAGAGCTATTAAAATATTTAAGATCAGGTAACGCAATATCAGAAATAGTTCTGATTCTTTTAGCTACTTCTGCCCTTTTAGTTTCTGTTAATTTATTTGCTTGAAATAACACACTAACTCCTATGATTAGGATTTACGTTTCTGTGTAGTGCGTTTCTTGCTTGAAGACGAACGAGCCGCCTCCAAAACTTGAATCGCATAAATCACATCTTGCTCAAAGGCAATCAGTGCTTCAGCTACCAGTGTATCATATCTAGCCCAGTCAGGCGATGATACAGGAGTTTGGAGACGGCTCGTCATACAGTTTTGATCCTTACCTTACTTCAGATGTACCCTCAGGTACAAGTTTTGGCTTTGCTTCGCTCTGAGTGTTATCTAGAGCCTTTAAACCATCCTGGAATACGGATGCTCCAGAACCTAGAAGAACACCTAATGCAGCTTGTGTCCATAGACTCATCTGATCTAACTGGATATTAGAAATTTCAACTGCTGATGCAAAATCTACATGAGCAGCTAACCATACTACTACTACACCAGTCAACCAAGAAAATGCCTGAGTAAGAACTAAGTTAGTATCTCTACCACGCAATCCTCGGACAAAGTCTACTGCCTTCTTAACGAAAGCACCTAAAATTATTAACTCTGGTCCCATTTCGTTTCCTCCAAAATACGTATTTACTACTGATTATAGCAATTAAATTTACCAAGATCAAGCTATTCTTGTCACTATTAAAATAGTATCTGCTTTTAATGTTGTAGCAGTACCATTAGTTGTTAACTGTGACCAGTTGATATTAAGAGTTCCTGAAGATCCTCCAATAGTTACTACGCCACGTTCATGGAATGAAACTGGACCGATGCTTGAATCGATACCGTATCCAATATCTGTAGTAAATGAATAAGAACCTACTCGTACAGCAGACGAGTCACGGCTTGTCATACCAATAATAGGACCAGAAATCATTTTAGTTCCTACACTACCTGACGGAGCAGACCAGTTGATTCTTAAGTCTCCTGCTGAATGACCATCAGTATGGCCTACTAATTCAACATCATAAACTGCTCCAGCAACTACAGAAACAAATAAATTAGGATCTGCTGTAGGAGTTACCGTATTTGCTCTAGAAAGATCACTTGTTCGTCTAGCAATCATTCTTTTACCTATACCGCCAATACTGAGGTTACCGGCTAGGTTAAGATCTCCAGTAAATGTTCCATCAACATCAAGGTTTCCTGTAACTTGAACATTAGTAAAGCTACTATTTCCTGTTACAGATAATTGATTTTCAAGAACAGCATTACCAGTAACAGAAATTTGACTAGCAGATGGGCGGTAAATTCTTGTATCTGTTCCAGCAGTTCCGCTACCAAATCTAATACCATCTGCTTCTAACTGCATACGATAGTTAGATTCAACACCTTGCTTTACTCTAACAATAGGAATACCAAAAACGCTAGCTACAACGACATCCATAATAGCTACTGGAGTAGTCGTACCTATACCAATTCTGTTAGCTGTACCTAATAATAAATTATTAAGGAAAGTAGATCCTGCGTTTACTAAATAGTTCCAGACGCCACCCTTACGGAATTTAGCTCGACCTGTGTCTGTTTCATAAGAAGCTATTCCGTCATAAACAGTAGTAGGATCAACAACAGAAGTTGATTGAACGAAACCTAATGAATTATCTATTTTCTCAAGGTTGTCATTAATGTCGGTAGCTACGTTCATCGGTTCGCTACCGTCATCAGCAGGCATGTATAGACCTACTCTTGGGGTTGTACTAGCCATAGTACCTCCAGGGTTTCTCTCTAGTTTGAAGTGTAGGTAAGTATATATTCCTAGGGGATGAGCTGATCCTGAGCTTCTAGATGATGATCAGTAATTAATGCATCTACTCCCATAGCTTTAACAGACTGCCAATTAGAAGCTACATCCATTGCTTTAGTATCTGTAGTCCACGTAAACACTTTCAAATTATTGTCATGATACATATCTACAATCGACTTACTCAACTTATCGAACCTAATAGCATAACCATAAGATCCTGAAGAAACTAGATATTTAGGAGATCTGATCATGTCGGCAGGAGGATACTCAATTACTAATGTAGTAACATCAGGATAATAGCTTTTCATTGCTGAAGTTCCTACTGCGCTACCCATGTAAATAGTCTTCCCTAAGTAATCGAAATTACTGATATAGGAATACAACTTATCTGCTTGAGCTTCAGTAGGAGTAACTTGCATATCTAACAACAATCCTACATTAGCCTGTTTAGCAGCATTAAAGAATTCCCATCCATAAGGCGGGTGCAACTTATCTACTTGAGATCCATCAGCATTAGTCAGTTTTCCGTGGTACTGCGGGTAATTTGTAATGTTGTCCCAAGGAGAATAGTTTGCAGCATTAAGATTCTGAGTTTGAGACAGCCATAAACTATTTATCAATCCTGTACCGTCTGTGGATTCACTGACATCAGATCCATGCATTGCTACAGGAAAATTAGACTTGTTGAAATTAATATCGATCTCAACCCATTTAAGATCAGGATTGACTGCTTTAGCTTTAGTGATGCCTTGCGTAGTATTGAATGGAGCATCTAGTGGACCAGTCTTGTGTGCTATGATAGTCAGTGGTTCTGTAAGATTCGGTGTAGCTGATACTACAGAACCACTGACTGTAAGCAGACTCAAACTTAAGATAGATACTACCGAGAGCCTAAGAAACACTTATAAATCCTTTACTTGACATAAACAATAGTGAGTACAGGTTCATTTGATTGCCCGTTACCGTTAAATTTACCGTATTGAGTTTTAGTTCCATTAGTAGGACCTAAAGCTATACCTTTAGCTGCACCTGATTGGAAATCTTGACCTATTCCTACACCAAGACTTACCTTTCTCTTACCTGGTTTAGGCCAGTTAGCAGAACTTACTAATTGTTCTGATACACGAGAAGTATTCCATGTAGCAGGTCTACCGGTATAGTTATGTGTTCCTATTCTGGCAGTTCCTCCGTCATTCCAATACCAGTGACTAGCATAAAGAGTAATGTAGCAGGCTTTAATTGTAGCACCTTTAGTATCTGCAATTATTTGACTGTAATCAAATCCACACAATGATCTAGCATCATTCAAGAAACTATCAGCTCCGGAGTCTCCATGAACCATTGTTGAACCATGTGATGAAGAATAATCTCCGTTAGAGCGATAGCTTCCAGACCAGTTAGCTGAATAGTTTTTAGTGTATTCAACTTTAGGCTTAGGCTGAATTGGTCGTGGAGTATCAATAGTAGGTGCTGGTGTTCCTGCGGCATCTATTCCAGCATCATTAATAATTACTGTATCAGTCTTAGGTAGACCTACATCTTCTACCCAGATTAAGGTAGTACTCTCTACTCCAGAGTTACCAGGAGCATTTACAGTAGGTACTCCAGTTCCTCCTGCGAAAGACCATAGAATTCTATGAAGACCAGGAGTGAATGTACCAGAATAGATAATCTGAGCTGCTGTATTACCGTTAGCTCCGGCAGATCCTTGAGCAATAGCCTGCTGAATCCACGGTAATGCTAATGTAGGAGGATCTTCTCCGGCATCTCTTAATCGCATTACTAATCTATCGCTAGCTGTAGTTGATTCCCATTCTGTTACGGCACAAATCATATAAGTTCTAGATTCTTCTGCAATAAAGCTGATTTCCAGGAATCCTCTTTCATTACCTGCTGATGCCCCTACAATAGGATCTCCAGGATAGTATCCAATAGAGATAACACCCTTACCGCGAGGCTCGATAATATCTGCTACTAGAGAATCTCCACCAATAGTAATATCATCAGATACAGAAATAGACTGAAATGATCCTCTACCTGTACCGTCAATACTTGCTAATGTCGCTGTAGGATCTTCTAAATCTTTAATAAGTAAGAAGTTACCGTTTACGCCAGGATTACCTAATAGACTTACTGTAGGATCATCGTCTTCAGAGAAGATTCTGAAACCTTCGAAGTTCATTTCTGCTCGTGCACCAGATTCAGCAGTCTTGATTACTCCACCAAGAATGATTGATGCGCTAATAGTTCCAGCAGTAATCTTTGATGCAGTTAAGTCACTGATATGAGCATCATCGATTAAGTTAACAGTAGTAGTTACAGCATTAGATGGTGCTGATCTGTTTCCTGCTGTATCTACTGCAATTACTCGTACCCAGATATTAGCAGTACTATCTACATTGAATGTTTGAATTACTGGAGTACCAGAACGAATCATTCCAGCATCAGCAATTATCTTACCGACTTTGGTAGAATCATCAGGATAGAATGTTGCATCACCTACGTGAACTTCCAAGAATGCCATGTCAGGAGGAAGATTAAATTGTCCTCCTGTTGAAACACCTAGGAAGTGTTCTACCTGAATAGCAATCATGCTAGAAGCGATAACAGGTGGGGCAGGTTTAGGTGGAGCAATAGTATCTGTCTGAGCAGTGAAGTTATAGATGTCTGACCACTCAGAGAAATGCTGAGGTGTAGATGAGTCTACTGCTCTGATTTGCAAGTTATAAGCTACTCCAGGAGTAAGCTCTTGAATCATAGTAGTAACTTCATCCCAGCCTACATAAACACTTTGCCATCCAATATTAGAAATGGGTGGCTCTACAGGCTGAGACCAAGTCTGCAAATCATTCCAGGTAGGTTCTTCTTCAGATGTACTCCAGGTAGCTGGATAATCAGCACTACTATTTGGCCTATACCTTAATTCAAAGTGATGGCCATCGCTAATAAATGATCCATCATTGTTAGTAGGTAGTGACCAAGTTACTTCAGCCTGTGCACGTACAGATACGCCATCATCAGGATAGTAAACATTACTGAATACACTAGTAATAATAGGAGTATTAGGAATTGTTTTATCGCCTGGTGCTATAGGTACCCAGATTCCATTAGAATAAGTAAGCACATCGCCGTCAACAGGATATTCAATGACGACATCTTTTAATCCTGCTAAAGTAGCTTGCTCAATAAGAGAAGATACATTAATAGCGCTGCCTAATGATAATCCTCCTGTGACAGTAGATGCAGATAAACTATCTACTTGAGCTTTTAGTCTTTCAATCAAAAGCTCACGACGAGACTGAAGAGTAAGTTCAACGACAGTAGTAGCATCTGAGGCTACGTTAACAGCAATACCTACTACTCTCCACTGTCCTAGAGAGATGTTTCCTTTAGAATCAATATTCTCAATAGAGATCCAGTCTCCTACATCATAATCTTCGAATACTTTTCTACCAGGTTGACCAGCAGCTACAGTTACTTTCCAAGAAGTTTTTTCATCTTTCAATTCTTCCAGAGAAGATGCAAGCAATCCAGTAAGGTCTTCTAAGTCCTTAGACGTTCCAGCAGAGATGAATGCTTCTCTTCGCTGATATTTACTGATGGATTCGCTGTCTTCAATATAGCCATACTGACCTGAAGAGTTTTTACCTACAAGAGAGTTAGCAATAGAAGTTCTGTTTCTACTTCTTTCCTTAGTGATTTGAGAACCAGATTCGTGGAATACTACATCATCTTTATCGAAATAAACTGGTGGAGAGATATCATCACTCTTAGTGCGCTGGAATACTTTCAAATTAAAGCCAGCATCCATTATCCAGTCAGCTTGTTGTAGTTGAGTCAAGCTAGTAAGTAATGCAGAAAGCTGAGTACCTTCTGCAATATCTACTACAGGCTTACCTGCCCAAGCTAATCCACGAGAATCATATGCGTCAGTAAACAATGTAGATACGTAAGGAATTACGCCACGGCTCTGAGCCTCTTCAAGGTAGTTTCGGAAAATCTGCATAACAGTTTCAGTACTAGGTAGAGTAGACATATTAACGTCATACAGATAAGCATAAAGAGGTGGAGCTATTCCTATAGCACCGTTCAACTCCATACCGAATTGAACAGCTACAGTAGTAGATTCCCAGATGTAGGCAGTTCTAAATCTTTCTGTCCAGGTGGCATTATCTGGAGAAGTATCAAAGACAATTTTTCCTGCGTCTTCTCTAATTCTCCAGTATTTCTGGCTGACTACATCATAAGCCCAGTCTTCGATATCAACGATACTGTGGTTAGATACTTCAGCTACTAATCTTAAGTTATTATTGATTCGCTGAGTATACATTCTGGCATAATTACTTGTACTGTTAGTATATTCACCATTAACATGAACAAGCTTAAGAATAGTATTTAGCTGGCCACCGAAACCTGACAATGTTGGTCCTGGCTCAACTCCTGCTGAAATACCCGAACTAGCAAATTCGTAATTCTTAGAAGTGATATATTTAATAGGCACTTGAGCAGAAACAGATATACGAGCATGACCTTGTGTCTTATCGTTATCTACTGCCCCGATAAATGCTTTTCTTTGATTAGCTTGAGTAATGAATTTCAAGTTTGCGTCAAGTTCAGCCTTTGCTTTAGTAGCTTTGGCTTTAGCTTCGTTAAGCTTCTTTAACTCTGCTGCTCTAGTATTAGGATTAACAATTGCTGGAGTTTTAGCAAATGCAGCATAATCAGCTTGAGCCTGGACTAAATCAGTTTGAGCACTAGTATTAGCAGTAGTTAAGCTATCACGCTCTTGAGTATACTTTTCTCTGTCTGCTTCAGCTTCTAGCCAAGCACCATTACCTGTAGCGACAATATTAGGATCAAGAGATGTTCTTGTCCAAACAGTTCTATCTATTTCGCCGCCGTTAAAACTGTCAGTAAGTTTTTCTAGCAGAGTAATGATATTGTCAGGGAATCCTACTGGATATACAGTAGCCCATTCAAGTACTCTAGCAATACCAGATCCAGAAATAGTTGCTGTTTTAGTTTCTGTTTCATTTACTTGAGTATCTGTAACAGCAGTTCCTAGAATCTGGAATACAATCTGCCCGTCAAATCTAATCTCCCATAGATTTTCATAATCAAACAATGCTTCAATAGAAGATCCATCATTAAGGGTCTGTTGAAATAATGGATGATCTAAGTTCAGAGAAAGAGACGCAGTACCGTAAGCGTTTAATTCCTTAGAAAATGTTAAGGTATTCATGTCGTTGGTTCTAATTAGTTCAGTCTGGAAATCACTCCAGGAACGACAAATAACCTCCCACCCAATACTGCCATAAGGGACTGTAACAGCAGCCTTAATAGCACTCAGTGTGAAAGGTAAACCTTTAGGCAGAATGCCTGTGAACCCTGTAGCAGCTACTTCTGTGGGTCTGGTTAAGCCGCCTAAGTTGAAAGGAATTTTATGTGGTAGTGATGCTAGACTCACGGTCTTACACTCCTAAAATTATGCTAGTTTTCTAATGATCATGTAAGAGGCTCCACGCATTACTGTTTGATCTGCATGTGATGTACTTTGTGCGTGCTGAAGAACTACTTCACCAGCATTAGCACCTACAGGAAGAATAAATCTTTCCTGAATACAAGTCCAGAAAGACACACTAGCAAGACCATAAACAACTTCTGTTGCCATCTGGCTAGCATTACTTCGCATAGTAGTATCACCGTTGCTAGTAGATGCAGGTGAAGGCCCAGTACATGCACGCAATCCTGTAGTAGTACCTGAAGGCACCTTCCAAGCTAATTTAATGTTTCCACCCTGACCAGAGCAGATAGCAAATAGCTCTACTCGGTACTTAGTATTGGCTAAAACATTAAATCGTAGAACGCTATCATCATTCAAGGTAATATCATTGCTATAGCCTTGATCAGTATTTTTATAGATAGTAAATTCTTGCTCGAAAGCAGAAGCAGGCAATCCATGAGTACCTACAGAAGTAGCTGCCATGTGGTCTTGAGTTTCTTGGAAATCTCTTGCAGAAACTCCATGAACTACAGCAGAACCTTGAGCATGAGACTTAGCAGTAGTTCCATCCTGTGCACGACTAATCAAGAATGTTCCAGGTACACCTGGTTTAGGGCCAGTAACAGTAACCAATTCTTCGTTAGCAGAATCAGGTTCCATTCTTAATGTATATGGATACAGTGAAGGAAATCCTGTTGATGTGCTTAATGCTACTTCAGTTGCACCTGTTGAAATGCCTCCGACGTTAGCTACAGTACTTAGTGCAGCAACATTGCTATAATAACGCATTTATTCTCCAAGAATCATAGATATGCGGGTTTGAATTTGAAGACTGCATTTCCTGAACTAGTTCCAGTAGATGTCAATCTTAAAGTATTGTTTCCTGGCATTACTTTCATCCAAGCTCTGAAACCTGAATGAGTAACCGAACCAGTAAGACTGCTGTTATCGAATGAATTAATAACAGTAAAGTCTCCTACACTAATATTAATCGGATTACTTACTACAGCAGAGTTAATTCTCATCCACACATCAGGATCAGCAGTTAAGTTAGTAATTACCGGAGCTACTAATTCACCATTTAAAGTTATATTAATTGTTGACCATACCGGAATATCTCCGGGATTGTTCACTACTACGTTGTTGCCTGGAGTTAAATTAACAATTATCTCAGGGCCGTAGAAATAGGGATCTGAGAGCAATAGGTCAACTGCAAAGTCAGCTCTAGTTCGACCTGTCATAGTAGGGTCCATAGTCCCGGCTAGTTCACATAAAGCTGTTGCTGTTCTTAATACTGGAGAACTAGCATTTTCCCACCAACGACGAGTCAATGTTAATTGAGAATCTGGGGACCACAATAAATTCTGTAGTGCTCTCCAGTTATCGTTGAATTGAACATCCTGTGTCCCACCTGATCTAGGTTGATCGGTAGCAGGATTTACTCCTGCTATCCACATAGCTAATGTGATTACTCTAGAATCAGCATTCTTAGGTCTATAGGCTCTACCATCACGGAAGGGGAAGAGAGTATTATCTCCACGTAATTTAGGAACAGCTAATCTAGAACCACCAATAGTTTTAATAGCCCAGCAATACTGATTCAACGATGTTCCATTGATGTCCCAATATTCTTCTGATGAATTACTCATCTCTCTTCCCCTCCTTTCTTAGTAAAGTAATGTAGTTCTGTATAGTGCATCTCTTACTGAATCTCCTGCACGCTCAGGTTGTGGATTATTGATAATTACGTCTCCGAATGTTCTTGTGTTATCGGTTGAGTTATTAACTACTGAACTAGCCGCAGAAGACAATGAACGTGGAGTAGTAGGCAATGCTGGTGTCTTAGTTGTTGAAGGCATATTATTTACATTCATTTGATTCATTAAGTCAACTAATCCACCTTGGTTATATGCCCAGTGATCGTGAGCATTTCCACCTGCGAAATTGTGCTGATTCCAAATTGCACCAGTATAGCGATGCGGCTTTCCATTCCATAGGTTTAGATCGTTGTATGGAGTAATAAGTTCTTTAGTTCTAGATCCATAATTTGATCTAATCCAATTTGCAACATCTCTACGTGGTGGTAAGTCAACAGCTCTACCTGCTGCGTGATAAGACCTATTACCTGATAGAGTAGTAGCTCCAGGACGAGGACCAGAAATCATTTGCAATCCAGGGAATTGCTGACGAAGAACTCTCATCTGCCACTGATATCCTCCAGGACCAGAACCGCTACCTAATCCACCTACTGCATTAATCCAATCCTTATCAATCTTAGTCTTTGTTACATCAACAGGGTAAGGATATGTGGCTGATCCACCTAGAGCAAACTTATGCCCACCAGAAGCACAAGATACACAGTTGTTGCTGTGAGCAGATCCTCCAGAAGCAAATGTTGCATTGTTCTTACTAGGTAATGCTTCCTGAATAACTGCTTTATCTAGTTTCCTTGTACGCAGAGCTTCCATGACAGGCATACCATAATGCTCTACTGCTGCTGTTGGCTGAACAAATTCTCCGTTAGACAACCATGCTCTAATAGAGTCAGAAGTTCTTGTTCCTGCCCCCCATACAGGTCCACCAGTAGCATATCCGGGACCATCGCCTCGCCCACCGGATCCTCGCCTAGATTCGGCTAGATCCTTATTGATGATAGATTCGGCATCTGATACTGAAATACCCTTCTGAAGTGCAGTCTGTAAGAACTTAGCTTTCTGAAGATCGTTATAAACTTTATCATAACCGATAGTGCTGAACTTAGTTTTTACATCACCAGGGATTTTAGTATAGGTATCGATCAGTCGTCTTGCTTCTTCACGAGTCTCTTTATTCTTTCCTGATTCTTTAACCAATTGCTCAGTACGCTTACGGTGCCTCTCAGTAGCAGTATCCATAGGAACACCAGCAGCAATGTCTTCAAGATACAATTTACGAGAAGCTGTAGCAGCTTCCTCAAGTGCGTCTCTGTTTCTTAGACCTTCACGGGTATGAACACTTAAAGACTTACCGTTACTTGCTAGTGCATCTTTAAGGTCAAGAATTCTACTATTCCAGTTTTCAGTAGCCTCATTAGCACGTTCCATCTCACCGGTTTCATAACCAATAATATCAGAAAGTGCACGAGAGCGATCTTCAGCATTAGAAGTAGAGCTAGAAAGCGTATCTAGTGCTCCAGACAATAGCTTAATATCGTCGCTTAATTCACCTGAGGCTACAGCATTATCTACCTGAGCCTGAGTCATTCCAGCAAGACGTTCTTTATAAGTCCTAGAAATTCCAGATGCTTGACTGGTTATTTCATTAGCTTTTCCTTGCTCGCCAGCTACTTTGTTAATAGCATCCTTGAATTCGATAGCTTCATCTTTAAGCTTCTTATAAGGAATAGCCGCAGTAGGACCACCTGCATCGAGTGCAGCTAATCTTAGTCTTTCATAAGTAGCAATCTGAGTATCAAGCTGACTGTTTACTCTATTAACATTCTGCTCGTTATCATTTAGCGCACCAGAAATATCAGTCAGAGTCAATCCATATTTGTTAGCTTGTTCAGTAATATCTCTGAACTTCTTATCTGTTGCTGCTAACTGGTTAACCTGATCTGTGTTTCCTTCTGATAATCCGCTATAAGCATTCTTTAGAGCAAGGAATGCATCTTTAGTATCTTCAGCATCCTGCTTCTGTTTTGCTAAACGATTAGCCAATAAACCTACACCAATAGTTGCAGTAGTTAATGCAACTCCCCACGGACCACCAAGTAGGGAAACAATTCCACCAAGAGCATTTTTAGCTAGGCTTCCAGCAGATCTAATTCCTGATACTGTACTGGAGAATACACTTACTTTTCCTGTAGCAGTTTGAGCAGCATTACCTACATTAGTAGTTGCCTTAGCCTGATTATTCAGAGCATCAGTACTGCCACCTAAACCACCTACTGAAGTAGGAACATTATTCCTCTTAGTTGGAGTAGTAGTTTCACCTGGAGCTACCGTAGACAATCCCGCTACATTTCGAGCAGCATCAGCAAAGGCACCAGAAAGGTTACCTTTGTTTCTGATCATCCAAGTAAAGAAGTCCCAGATCTTAAATAGTCCAGCAAATCTTGCTACAATAGATACCGCAGCCAGAGCAGCAAGTGCAGAAGCTACTGCACCCAGTACAGCACTTACTCCAGGCAGGCTAGCAATATTAAATAGTAAATCTGCAAAGCTAGCCAGGACTGTTACGAATACAGTCAATGCTTGAGCAGCACCGCTATCTAGGAACTTAGCAATTGCATTAAGCATATCACCTAATGCTCTTGTTACCGTAACAGCAATACCTGATTCATTTAGCTGGCGAAGAATTTCTAGAATAGGTGGCAGAATCTTTGTACGCAAAGTAGAAAGAAGATCAATCATAGTATGAATACTGTTTTGATCTTTAGCTAGCCCACCTAGACCTCGTGACAAGTCGCCAATAATCAAACCTATTTCTGTTAGAATAGGTCTAATGTTTGTCATCCATTGGCGCAATGGTGAATTAGCCTTCTGCTGCGCTTCAGCTACATTAGCCCATCCACCAGTAATTCTTTCCAGGCTAGTAAGATATCTCTGACCTTCATCTACTGAAGACTTAAAGAATGAAACAACTACAGAGCCTAGGTTCTTAAAGATCTGCCATAGAATCTGAAGACTTTCTTTTGTCTCTTCTAAGAATTCAGGAATAGCGCCATTTCTAGCAGTATCAGACCAATCTTCAAAGGCTTGAGCGCCATCTCTGAAAGCTTCAGTAATCCAGGTAGTGAATGGAATAGCAGCTACAGCAATATTCTTAAATACTGTTGCTAATGAAAGTCCTGCTCCACCTAGATTCTCAATGACACTAACATTAGCTTCTGCTAGTTTTCTGAAATCAGCCTTCCAAGGACCACTAGTGATCATTCGCAGACCTTGATCAGCTACTTTACCAAGAGCTGTTGCTGCTCTGCCTAGTAGATTCTCAGCGATAGGTAGTAAGTCATCTAGCCTTTCAGTAGATCCTACTATCTCCTTGAAGAAGTTTTCTCCGACTCTTTCTTTAGTATTAGTCCAGGCATCAGCAAAATCAACAATAGCTAAAGTAGAATCCTGAGTTGCCGGAAGCAACTCATTGATCATTACTTTATACTTTTGAAGACTTGTCAATGCTTTGTTAGTACCTAGGCGAGCCTCTTCCTTAGCATAAGCTTCATCAGTTTGTGCTTTCTTAGCTTCTTTAAGAACATCTTTCAGTCCACCAAAAGTAGAACTAAGTGCTCCTACAGAGCTGATAGCAGCAATACCTAATCCTGGCAAAGCAGCTAATGCTCCACCCGCAGCACCTATACCACTAGCTACGCTAAGAGCACCACCGCCTAATGCGCCAAGACCGGAAATAAGTGCAGGAATCGCTGACACAAGGACAGCAATAAGGCCAGGCATACGATACAGTTCACCAGATACTCGACCTAGCTTCTGTAGAAGATTAGAGCTTGACTCAGAGAAATCAT